GGTCAGTTCCGCCAGCAAACTTTTCAAAGCGGTTGCGCACAGCCTCGGCTTGTGCGCCCAAATTGATCATTTCCATTGCCATTTGGGGCAGATTAGAAGCAATATCAGTTAGCTTGTGACCAACACGGTCTAAGGCCCCTTTTGCTATCCCATCAAAGGCCTTACTTAGTTTGTCTTTACCTTCAATAGTTACTTCGACGCTAAATTTAGACAAGGTTATCCCCCGCCGCTCTTGCCAGCAGCCACGCGCATCTTGTGACGCATGATTAGTCCGTGGGCATTCAACATAGCAATATCATTTTGCACTTCGCTATAATCCATTGTCATCAACTCATCGCGTGAACAGTGGTAGACATTCATGCACAATTGCAACTCGCCCCACTCGACTGGCGGCTCTCCCGCGCCCGTATGCAGAAATTCGGTCAGCCGCGCAGCTAGTTTTTTCGCACCTCATCCGAGCCAAAAAGCGACCCGATCAAAAAGTCAGTTTCCTCGAAAGTCATAGCATCAAGGATTTCAGGAGCGTCTTTGGGGATAGGCAGAGGCTTGCCGTCGCTGTCTACCCAGTTCCATTCGACGAGGTGATCTAACACGGCCTGCTCATTTAACTCAAGGTTGCTTTCCCCTTTTTCATTCCTGCGCATGGCTTTAACATAACCGATTGTAAGGCGCCGCAAAACGACGTAAGACCCCTCGCCTTGTATCTCTTTAGAGTCAATGCGCTTGGTGATATTTCTTTCAGGCATATAGCCTCCTTTATATTAGATTTTAGCTTGCGATGACAGAATGCGTCAGGTTGTTAGCGGGCAACAGATTGGCCGTAGCAACGATAGGTTGTGCTGCTGCGGCATCAGTATCCCACGTCAAGCTGGTTAGAAGGACTTCGCCCTGGTAACGGTCGCTACCTGCGGTGCTATCCGGCAGATCGAGCCGGATACTACGAGCGACATTGTAGGTAACAGCATTGAAAAACCAGTCGCGCAAAATGTCGAAGCCTTCGTCAGCCGTGGTGGTATAAACTACTTCAAGCGTGATCGCGGCATCCTTCTTGCACGTCTTGCGGATAGGCCATACGCCGTCTAGCGTCCGTACCATACCTTCTTCGATAGTCAGATTCATAGATACCTTCGCGCTGCTGCCTGAAATATCAGTTAGCGTCCCAGCGGAATTATCGAGGGACACCTTTGCCACACAGGCGTTGATTGCTGTGGTCGTTTGTGGCATTTCATTACCTCCTAATCATATTTTCCTCGGCAGGAGCAGCCATCGAGTTTCTTTTCTGGCATGAGCCAGAGCGTGGCTTCCGCCTGCCATTTTTCTATAAGCTCCGGGGGTTTATCTAACGTGGCCCCCAACCACGTTACGTCTGCCTCTAGCAATTGCTCTATATCAGTTATACCGCATGATTCAAGAATCTGCCCCCTTAATACCCAGCCAGGCAATACCGCCAATGGCGGCGATTTGATACGAGAAATCGTCTCGCGGGCTTCTAGCCTGGTGATAGCCGCTTCTGGCAAGAAATCTAACCGCGCCAGCGAGCCTTGTCTGAGCATTCTATCGTCTGCAACGTGCAGGTTGTCGTGAATCCTATAAATCGCCATTAGAATATCGTGGCCTCTATGATGAATCGCACGCCAGCGTAAGGCAAAGACTGGTCGCCATATTGAAAGACGACGCGCTCCCAGCGCCAGCGAAATGATTTGATGTACTTGTCCTCCGCAGAACCTAGCCCAAAGAACGGTCTTTCTTTCTGCGCCTCCAAAATAGCAATAATCGAATCCATCCCTGCTACTACAGCCGCCATATCTTCGCTGATATGTGATCGCTGCCTGGCATACAGGTCGGCATGGAAAGTTATCGTCGTTTGCCTTCGTCCAGCGCCGAACGTTGTGCGGTCAGTATTCCCGCCGCCAGAATCAGTGTTGCCGCTTTCAGGATAGACCTGCAAGAGAGGCATATCTGCGCCATGTATGCCCTCGGTCAGTTTGTCATAATCCTGTGAGCGAACTATGCCGCTCGCTGCGCCCAGGGTTGTTTCGATTGCACTGTTTATCTCTGCTACGGTTGGCATGTTATTTTCCTATAATCTCTGCTACAAACCTCGTCAACAGGTCTTTGATTTTGTCGGCGTTTTCTTCTACTGCCCGTTGCAAGTAGCGCCGCGCCCGTGTTCCACGCTTAGAAATAGCACGGGCTACGAGGTAAGCCGAAGTGCCATGCCTGGCCGCCCACACCTCAAGCGCCGAGACTGGCGGCCAGTGGGGGCGAGTTCCTAGTTCGACAAATGGAGCATACTTTACATTGCTTCCTACCACGCCCTGTACTTCCCGTGTCGTGCGCCGTATCTCTGGTGTGATGCTGGCCCTCAGCCGCCCCGTATCAACTGGCGCGTTTTGCTTCGCGGCTCTGGCAACCAGTAGCGTCGCCTTTTTCATAACCTGGATGAATGGCCCACCATGCATATCCTTGACGATCTGCTCCATTTTCTTCTGAACTTCTTTTAGTCCTCTGATCTCTACCCTAATGTCATCTGCCATTATTCATATCCTGTTGCGGGCCTGATAAAGCGCCCGCGACTAAGCAGGCCCACCAGATCGGAATCAAGCTCAGCCTTTCTAAATGTCAGTATGCCAAGCTCTGCGCTGGCGACCATGTCGGCGTGCGAGGATTGCCCCTTTTTGTACCATCTGGCCGCCTGGATGATGCACATCTCCTTTATGAACTTCGGAACTGTAGCTGCATAACCCCATTTTGCCGTTACCCTGACGGTCGGCACTCCCCGGCTAATTGATACGGTCGGCCTGAAGCCGCGCCGGAAGGTAAACCGCCCGCTGGTAAACACGTCGTAGTCGCCGTTAGGGTCTAACATGATCCCATCGTAAGGCAGGCGATTGAACAGCGGCGCTTCAGGGCTGCCGGAAAACGGAATCCAGTCGCCGTCACCTGCAAAGTCTGTGCTCGGCGTCGTCCAGGCAGTATAATCACTATCGGTTGCCGAATCCTTGACCGCTACCTCAGTTATCGCTACACATTCCCCGATCAACTGGTGGGCAAGGCCGCTGCCAGAATAATACCTTGCCTCTGCCGTAGGAACAGCTACGAAGCCTTCCGGCCTGTTTGCGGCCTTATCAATAGCGTCTGTCGCAGCATCGAGCAGGGCGGCCAGCTCTACGTCGTCAGTTGTGCCCGTCATGTTGATTTGGCCGCGCAGTTCTTTGACTGTCGCATAAGCTGCCGAGGTCTGGCCCTTGCGCGCCGCCGTTTTGTCGCCCTCTCCTGTCCCCGCGCCATAGTATGCCGTCTTGTACCAGGTATCTTCTGTGCCATCAACGTCAGTATAGCTATAACTCTCTGTGCCAGCGACGAGTGTGATCGTGCCATCTAGCGTCGTGAAAGCGCCCGACTCGCTCGTATCGGTATAGACGCGAATGATAGTATATCCTGCCGCCATGACGGCAGTAATTTCGTCAACGGTCACGAATAAGATGATCATACTTCTTTGGTCTCCGTTATTCTAGGAATCATCGCCGGGGTGCTTCTGGTATCTGGCCTGCCAAGCCCCGCTACTTCAAGCCCTGGCACATAACGGCTAGCATTAGCCAGTCCGGGAAGGTGTATAATGGCGGCTATTTCTTCTGGCAGATTGACCGGCGTGGCGCGCAAGTCTGGCCCTATGCTCCGCGTGGTAGGGCTGTGACTCAAAAAGACAAATGTTAGCTCAAGTAAGTCTCTAAAGCCCGCCATTATGCCGTGTCAATCTCTACGATGGGCTGCGCCCCAGAATCAGACGTGACGGTTTGTGTACCCAGCGCCGTCGTATCATCGGCCTCGTAAGTCGTCAGTGTACTGCCAGATACTCTAATGCGGTTGACCAGCTTTGCTACTGCGCCTAGCAATGACCGGAAGCTCTTTGTATCACCATCACTAGATGCCGCCGCCGCAGCGAATGAGCGACGCAAGGTATGATCGGCTATCTTGTTTGCAGAGTCGCTATCAATACCGACCACTACGCCCGTTCCTGGCCCTGTCTGTAGCGCATAGGTTGAATCTAATGTCGTCACGCCTGTATATTGACCATAAGCAAAATAATCGTAGGTCGAAATATCCTCACCAGAATAAGCGCGGGAATAAATGCCGCCGCCGACTTCTTCTGTAGGATTGACGCCGCTCCAAACTGGCGCAACTGCACCAGTAGCTATAGTGCGCCGATTCAGATATAAGTCAATATCGGCTAAAGTAAGCCCCGTCGCTGGCTCTCCTGTATTTTTGGTGAAAAGTACCGTTATGAGCATTAAAACACCATCAAATCGTTTTCTTGCGCTGTAGGCCCCGGCAAGCGATAAGCTACAGTAAGTTTTGGTCTATCGCCTGCCGTTGCATTGTCGCTACTGCGGAAGGCTTTAGTATTAGTCGAATTGCTCTTGAAAACGATGCCATAGTTCTGGTTGCTAGAGCCGAACCACTTTTGAACCTCTGAGGCCGTTATAGTTATGTTGTATACTGCTCCAGCAGCATCGGCAGCCTGTACCGTAAATGAGCCGATTGAAGTGGCGCTGTGGTCAGTGCCACTCGTGCCGCAGCCGGTATTGCCGCCGGCCCAGTTGTTCGCTCCGTCTTTAGTATTCCACGTTGCGCCCAATTCTGTCCAGTCACCGTTTGCTGACAGAATAGGGTATATTGTCATAGTGGCCGCAATAGCCCCGGCGGTAAAATCTAGCACGAGCCGCAATATAGCCGACTGGCATTCTGCCTCAGTGGGGATAGAACTAACGTCTATCTCCAAGAGACCGTTATAATCTGCGCCAGCCGATTGCGCCACGGCAAAGCCCGTAGCTGTGCCGTAGTTGGTAGTAGCTGCGCCCTGTCTAACGTAGGTATCTTTTCCGCTTGCCGCATCCGGCTGAAAAGAGACTTCATAGTAAGGCATTCAGTGTTTTCCCTTCACGCCAGCTTGGAACGAATGGCCTTATCCTATGCCAGCCTTTGGCGTCTTCTATGTGTGCAGATTCGTAGAGATCGTATAAGTCATTGAACCACCTTTGAAATTCCCATCGCACATTGTCTGTCAAATATCGTTCGGCATGGCTGCGAATAGCGTAGGGACTCAATTGGTTGGCGTTCCTGGCTGCCCATACGAAATCATCTAGCGTATTGCACAAGAAACCGGTCACGCCGTCTATCACCGTCTCAGGAAACGCGCCAAACGAAGTCGTAATGGCAGGCGTGCCACAAAGCTGCGCCTCGACGTTTACCCCTCCGAACGGCTCGAGGTAAAGAGTTGGCACGAATACTGCCTGTGCCTTGCCCATCAACTGCGCCCGTTTCTCAGGCTCGATATAGCCAACAAATTCACAATGCCTGGCATAATCTGGCGGTTGCCCCTGCCCTGCAAGTATCAATTTGCCGCCAATCGCCTCAACTGCCTTGACTGCCGTATAGAGGCCCTTGCGCTCGATCATGCGCCCAACGTACAGGTAATAATCTTCCTTATCTGGACAAAAAGGAAAATCGCGCGCCTCAAAATAATTGGGAATCACGCGGTCGTAATAATGGCCGTTGATACACTGCCCTGGATGTTCGCTGCCGTAAGTAAAATTTTGCAAATACGCTGACTCGAAGGCTCGGAAACGGGCGAATGATCCGCGATAGCCTATACCTGGCTCGCAAGTCAACCACAAGCCAACCTCGTTGCTTATCGACCTCTGGTAAATGCCTTGAGACAATAATAGAAAATCATCTGGCTGTTTGCAGGCGTTGATATTCGCTATACAGGCCTGGTAATACTTTTGTGTCGTTTCGGTATGCGGCGCGCTAAAGTCGTGCCTGAAGCCTTCAGCCTGCCAGTCGTAGCCTATAGTAAAACGGTTATCGCCGCTGCCCCATGCTTGCCTAATATCGTGCAGGGTATGAGTTTGTACGAATTTGGTGCAAGGCGCATCTGAGCCTTCAGCGCCATAAAGTATGACGTGATGGCCTAAAGATACCAACATCTTTGATAATTTGTATATCTTTTGTGTATAGGCGCAGCCCATATATTCACGCGAGACGGGAAGGTGGGCCAGACCCAATAGATGAAAGCGATATTTTTTGTTCATGTCAAAATCTTTCATTGCGCAATGAAAATTCCATAGTAGGCCCGTCCATAGCAGCTACACTCGGCAAGTTGTTCAACTTTACCTTCCCCATCTAATATAGTATTCAACCATCTCTCACTAAGCGCATGTGGGTGTCCCTCATTAGTCGGCGTATCGATCCACTCGAATACCCGCAGTAGTTTTGCCGCTTTCTTGGCATTTCTGATAACCTGTTCAGGCTCTATGACGTGTTGCAAGACATTGTATAGCCACGCTTCATCGAAACCTTCGCCATTAAAGCCCTCTGCTGTTTCGCAGAAAAATTCTATCTCTGCCAATTGATAGCGCATCCTGACCCATTCTGGAAAATCGAGCGGGTCTATTACTGCGCCCCTGACATTGCGGCACTTTAGTAACAAGCTGCAAGGCCCCCCGCCAAAGTCCAGCACAGAAATGCCGCTCAGATCAAAATTGTAGGGCGATTTGCCATCGTGAAATTTGAAGCGGTTTAGCCCCATCTTTTCTGCATAGAGCAACTGTTTTTCTTCTTCGCCGTAGGTATTGGCACAGTTGCCCCACCAGTTACGCTCCCATTCCTGCGCCCGCTTCCAGTCTGTCATCATGCCCTCGTAAACGCCACCTTGATAGCTAACAACAATCCATCGCTGCTTAAATCAGAGTTAGCGGCATCACAATAGGCTCGGAATTGTACAAACTCGTTGGCTGCTGGCGTACCAGCCAGCGTGATAGCAGACGTGGCAGAGGTTATGTGAACGTCATTGTTGGCTATCCAGGCGTCATCAACCGTTTGCGCCGTTCCCCATGCCTGGTCTATCGCCTCATCGTTGCCGTATGAGCGCCCTTGCAACCCCCAGCGGATTGACTCCGTAGCCGAGGCTCCTGTAGCCGTCCAATAGAACGTGGCTGTTACCGTTCCGCCGTCATAATCTGATGGCATGACGACTGTCCACTGTGCGTATTTTGTACCAGTTTGGTCAAAGGCCATGACGTATAGATCGACATCGTTCGTGCCCCATTCTGTGCGGGCGGGCGTTGCACAGCCGTTCGTCGTGCTAGGCCAGCCGCCGCCGGCGGTCAGGATGATTTGACCTGCTGGAGCAGAGCCGCTTGTGCCTGTATCCCCAGGTTGGCCCGTATCGCCTTGAGTACCCACACCTGTGTCGCCTGCTGCACCGGTTGCCCCTGCCGCACCTGTGTCGCCTGCTGCACCGGTTGCCCCTGCCGCACCTGTGTCGCCTGCTGCACCGGT